ATTTTTTGAAGGGAAAACACGCTAGTCACGTAACTTACGCATGCCTTCCAGTACCGGCCTGAGAATCCCAACTAGGGTCTCGCCCGTGCGCCCGATAAAAATTTTTCAAACTTCGCGCGCTAAAACAAATTCGCACTGAATATCCGTCGATACACAGTGAGCTTTTCTCTTAAAAAAAACGTTAAAACTTCATTTCCCTGCGACCAGGGCAGCTGGAACCACTGCTTCGTTGTTTCGGCGGTAGTAACCCACACTCGTTACTACACATGTTTTGTGTTTGCCTATCCTATCGTTCAGAAACTAACTTATAAAGCATAGTTCTGGTAATTTGGTAGTCATTGTTGATGGTACAGTATCTAATCTCCAGTGATTCAAATGGATATAGAAATATAGATCTGTTTTGTTGGTTGTTGTTGTTTGGTAGTTCGTAGTCAATACAGTTATCCAAAACTTTCACTGTATTAATTTTGATTTTGCTTAACCTATCATTATTGCGCAGGTGACTTGTACAAAGTAGGCGCTCCAATCTGATAACCATACGAAAAATCGTCTCCAGCAAATTCGAATAATATATATTTAGTGTACTTACCAGGTTCAAAAGCTAAATAAATATGGTCAAATAAATTAAATGTATTATCGCTTGGATGAAATAAGGCATCTGAAAAATATGGTAACAAAACTTCAAAAGGTTGGAATGAATTTGTAGTTATTGATTGACCACTAAAACCTCTAACCAATAATTGCTCTGTATTTGCTCCGGAGGGGCCAGTTTTTGGATCATTTGTTGAGCTAGAAAACCACATAGAACCAAATACTGAATGATCCGTACCTGAATCTACTTCCACAGGTAAAATTTTCACTCCAACTGAACCTCTCTTAAATGCAAATATTTGTCCATAGTAGTCCATAGGTGTACCTGTAAATGCTGATGGTGAATCTTGTATTACTTTCCGTAATTCACCAAAAGGTACATAATATTGGTTCGTAAGGTCTCCGTCATAATATCTAACATACACAGGTCTACGTAAAACTTCAGATAAAGTACATGGAGAATCATTAAAACAAGAATTCACATCAATAAAACTTTTTGCTGGAATCATAGGTGGATATTTCTTCGTACGTAATTCCTCGAGAGTAGGACCTTGAGCTTCAATCACTTCTGGAAGACTTGAAGTTATTGGTAAAATTGGTGCTGGTACAGCAAACTGAAAATCATTAGCTCCAGACACCCATACATTGATATAAACAAGAGTTGCTGCTTGAGTATTACTAGCTAGTGGATCAACAACAGATATAGTGATGTTTCCTAGAGTATCAGTATCAGAAAAAGTTTTACACCAAACTGATGCTCTCAAATAAGGTACTGTAAATGCAAAATCTGTTGTGTTACGTACGTCAATAATAGTATTAATACACTGATTTAAATGTGTAATATCCGTATCTGGTGACGGATCATAAGAAATACGTAATCTTCCTGAATGAAATGCAGAAGCTACTATTTGTATCAAAATACGCATAGAACCTCTCCAAAATTTAAAACCTGAGGCAATGAAAGAAAGAGGTGTATGATAAGTCACTTCACTAATACTATAATCTGCAGTTAACCTAGGAAACAATGGAAAAGTATAAAGTACTTGATTGTAAGACGCTGATGGTTGCCAATTAACTGTAGCACATAAGCCTGGTACAGAAATTATTTTATGTATGCTCATTACATCTTTATCAGATCCCATCAAATTAGCACCAGGAGCAACTTTACTTGCTGGATTCAGTGTCAAAATTCTAGAATTATCTAATCCCGAAGAATTGGAAATATTAGCTGATCTAATATTTATTGGTTGTGTTGCTTCCTGATTGATTGGATTAGAAAAAAGTAATGACGCTATTGGTACAACATATTTTCCAATATCTTCAATAGTAGACATTATTGCATCAACCATAGGATACGATTCTCTAACACCTGCCACTACACCCTTTACAGATTTCTCTACTGCTTCTTTCTCAGGTCGCTCAGGACCTTGAGCTTCTGGCGGTGTATACGTCGGTGGTGTATTTGCAATTGTTGAAAATCCAACATAATCCAGTTCTTTAAAACTTGCGTGTAAAACATATGATATGGATATTGTCTCTCCGGTGGAATTGAGCAAAGGATTCATTATCTTACATATTAAATTACCATAATTATAAGTTAAATAATAATACGGAAAGGTTGTTGATACTTCTAAAAAGTTTGTTGGTGCTAAAAATGGTATTTCTAATTGTACACTTTCTGCATTAGAAAAATTTACTTGTACGTGCTTAAATGATGAGGCTGAATTGACGGTATCATACTTGGCAAAATCTTGTTTCAAAGCCATATACGGAAACCAATAGAATAATGCTCTTCCATAATTGAACGGTGAACCATTAACTCTCAGAGTAGCCAAAATAGTGCCTTTAATGTAACGAAAATAATTTAATTTACAACTTATATTATTATCTGCTAACAATTTGATCATTGGGTTGAGCATAAATACATTAGTGCCTATCGCCACACCACTAGATATATTTCCTGCCGCTATAACAATAGGTCGGTTCAGTACTGATGTTAAATCAACACCAGGGTAAGGGTTACATGTCTCTCTCTTTCGAGTTTCTTGTACTTGGGTTATTGCTCCGGAATCCAAAAATTGAGTAATATTGGTTCCACGAGCATCTTTGGTCGTGACACTTTCATCCTTTGGTGCAAATTGTGTCGCATTTGCAGGATATTCTTCGTTCGCTGGCATGTCGGCTGCCAACATTGCTGTGAGTTGTTCATTAGCACGAAGGTATTCGGGGTCTTTATTTAAATCATAAGGAGTAAGTTTTTACAGTTGATAGGATACTAACCTAATCAACCAAAGCGTGTTAGGTGGAATAACACTAATAGATAATCGATCGGTATACACCCTCTATATAAAAATGCACATCGAGGTTTTTACGACTTTGCTGTCGTCATAGAAAATATTTGACATTGGGATATCGTTTATTTAGAATGTGAGGGTCGCAGATAGCATACTACTCGAAAACCTCTGCAGAGTAATCAAATAGGCTTTTTACGACTGTGCTGTCGGGGACACTTCTCTTTCATTACTGATTCAAAATCTCCTTCACTGCCAGTCGATAATTCATCTTCGCTGGTATACCATGCAACGTACAGATTTTCAGAATTTTGATAGAGTATTCGTAAGCTTCGCTGCTTCGATGGTTCGCTAACTCACGAATTACTGAATCAACAGTCTGAGCCACTATCTCCAAACAATACTGTCCTTTATACCAAGTTAATATTTCAAGCACTGATGGTAAGTGCATGGGGCTCCAATATCTTCCATTGTAGTACATAAATTTCCGTTTCAAAAACATAATGTTATCAAAACCACTACTCTCTAACTTTATTGTCATTCCAATACTTGCAATTGTTGATGCTATTTTATCAATTGTAAAAAATGGATGCACGCTTTCTGACATGGACACTACTAAATCATCTCCATACACAAACAAATTCACATTATCATCAAAATAGTAGTTATCAGGCACTAAGTTATAGTACGCATATCGGATAAGCAAAGAATTTACAATTGAATTTACAATCGTCGTAAGAGCATTCCCTGATGGATTTCCTTTGTGTAGTTGAAACAACACATTGCCTGCCAAGTGATAAGCATTGAAAGTAGCGCGAGCTAACAGCATTCTAATTCTTGAGAACTCGTCATCATACCAAGCATTAATCAAATCGATCGCCTTATAAACAAATATAAGGGGTATTGTCTTGTCATATCGGGTGTAGTCGAAAGCATAGATGTGAGGATGTTCTTTCAACTTTCTTGCTAACACTGTCCAATCATTCGAATATGGATTCACACCCATTTGACATTCAAAATCTGATCGTGATTCCATTATAGCAGCTTCAAAAGCACCAAAATACTTCCTCAACAATAAATTCAATTCCAATGGTGCAATTTGAAACAATCGGGTTCTATTTGCTTCAACTTTTGCTATGGGTAGTCGTTCATCTTTCAACATGTCTATAAACACAAAACAAGGAATGATGTTATTCCTAAGCTTCCTTTCAGTTTCATCAAAAACTATCTTAAAATCTTCTCTGAAGACTTTAACATCACCTTGCGTTTCAATTAAATGGTGTTTACCGTGGCCTGATTTTGATAGAGTATACGGATACCCTGGTGACGTTGATAAATCAACTGATGATAAACCTTCCATACCATTTAATACTTCGTAATCATTTAAGATATGTTTGTCATTTGATGGTAGTGTATACTTTGCTAAAGCTGATTCATAGCATACCTCTAACAGTTCTTCATCAACACTGTTGTTATGTGCTGAATACATCGCAATGTTCAAATACATTGGAGAAATATCTCCATCAGCAGTATGTTGTACTTTCAATCTAGCAGGGGCAGTTGTAGTAGGCGTCAATTTATTCTCAAAAGTTGGATCAATACGCAACTTCGATCTGGTTGGCACAAAACACGATATGTTAGCTATTCCTAAGGAATTAACATTTCTCGGGAAATCTCGGTGGGTTTGCATACATATCTCTAAGTCAGGGGCTTCACTCGTCGGTTCATCAAACAATGTATTAAAATATTCATAATCTTCTGTTGTAATTATTTGAGCATATCCGATTTCTGATTTACAACCAGCTGTGTGTATTCCTATTATCTTGTATGTTCCATCCTGGCTAATATGTACAATTGGTGATCCACACCATCCTTTCGACGTTGACATATTATACCATATTGCTCGATCTATGATGTATTTGGTATCACTTGAGGAATAATATTCAATCATTTTTCTAATGTATCCATAAGAAATATGAGCTTCGGTTTTATCAGGCATATGGCGAAGTAAAGTAATGCTTTTCCCTGCAATCCTCTCGGTTTGTGGAATAGAAAGCAAATGCCTTCTAATATCTTTGAAAGCTGTAACATATTTGGGAACTTTAATAACTAATAGATCTCCTTTGCTCTTCATTTTAAGTTCAGATAATTTCATATCATACGTTAAATTACCATACATAAGACAACATTTTTCATCATATTCCTCTTCAAAATATTCCTTATAATGTACCGATCCAAGCAACAAATTTGATCCAAGTGTTAAAAATCTCAAAGGCACTTCTCCATCATCTTTCATTAAAATTAATTCAGCATAGAAATTCCGGGCATGTTGAATATACATCTCACTCTCAACTACTCCATCATGAGCTCGAATACGAGCTTTCTTTCCTCGATTCCGTGTTGTAATATTATGGTGGTCTCCCATTGTTTGCGCTTCAATATGGCTCTTAAAGAAAAGGATAAAGGTAGTAAATGCAATAGCTATTGTTCCTAAAATTGACATTTTGATTATAATATTTTTATTATTTTCAACATACTGTCTAGGCGTTGGTAAAGCTTGCAAGGTATCCATAAATCGTTTATACCAACCCTCTCCACGGCGGATTTGTCGGATTCGTTCAAAATTTTCCATAGACCAAACTTTAAATGCACGCATTTTAGCTATTATTCGTGATATATGGTGGGGTTCAAAAGCTTGCCGAGCCTCTGGTTCTACAACCTCAAAGTGTCGTAATCCTGAAGTTCCATCGTGTAAATTATAAATACGTAATTTTTCTCGAAACGTATCCATATTTGTGTTACGTGGTTGCGTTATCTCGTTAAACTTCATCTGTCTCCGTTCCAATTCATTGCATATCCAATCGGAAAATCTTTCAATTGGTACATAACCACCTGGTATTTCAAATGCTAACACACCATCAAGACTAACAACTTTATGATAATGTATCCTACGTTTAATTGCTTCTGGATTGACATTCGCAATATTAATGAATTCAGCATCCATTATTGGTTTATTTGCGGTTCCAAGCATTAAATATGAATTAAAAGGAACATTACCTTTATTTTCAACAGACGCTTGCTCAGTTAATACAGCTTGAGTAGATACTAAAGGCAACAAACTAGCAATGAATTTCGAAAATACATTCTTCTCAGTGCATGATCCAAACTCATCAATGGTAACAATTGGCTGACACTTGTACCCAGACATATAATTTTGTGTTGGTGACCATGACCAAACAGCATCACGTTGTCCCCAACCCATTCTCATAGAAACTTGTTCAGTTATAGTCGTCATAGCTATACTTTTTCCAATTCCTGGGTCTCCAACTAAAATAGCTAGATAAGGCTCAATACGCACTTGTTTACCAACCATACTTGTACAAACTGAATCTCTAACATTCTTTATTCTTGACTGAAGAAATTTGTACGTGTTCAACTCTTTCGAGGTAATTTCTTCATCCAAAGCATCATTTGATATGTCCACATACAATTTATCAATTTCTTTTCCGTCTGTATTCAAAAGCATATTTTGACAACATCTCTGTTCAAATTGAGATATCTTTTCACCATAATTTTTGATTTTAGTTGCATGTGTTTGTGATACATCTTCACAAAAGTATCTCTTAAATAGATTAATGATATTCGTAATTAGTTTTGTGATAAATGTAAATATAGCGTCAATAGATCGGATTCCACTTCCAATAGAAAACAAACGTGTGCTTTGTTTCTTCAGCACATCCATATCATCTTGATTCACACCAAAAACACTTTTAGCCAAAAATTCAAACAAACACCTAAAGATGTTCTGTGTCTGTTCTACTTCTATTCCAGTTCCATCAGGTGCTTGAGCTTCCGCAATCTCATCAGTAGCACTTCTATAGCCAGAGTATTCAGGTTCTTCCTCAAATAATTCTACATCACTTTCATTGTGTGAATCACTCACACCATCAACACTATCGGTATCTTCTTCATTGCGGTTTTTGTAAAATTGGTAACATTCATAAAATCCAAAAGTTGCTCCTACAATCATAACGGCATTCATCATCACATAATTCTTCGTCCATAGAAAATACAGTCCTAGAATAATAATTATCACTCCAAGAACTGTTTCCATGCTAGGCAATGACTGTTTTATCGAATCTAAAACAGCTGAGACGGTATTTGCAACAACTTGTGGCATAGTTCGTATCATTTTAGTAAATTCAGCTAAAGCATAGTTGCAATTCACTCCAACTCGTTCGGATTGATTGGCAATAATCTCGGCAGAAGTTGCAACTCTTGTACAAAATGCGTGTACATCTTCTTGTGTGTCTTTAGCAATTTTCGTTAATTCTTTTGTACCAAATACTTGAGCTTCAGGGTATACCATCGTATTAGTAAAGACGGTACCTTGTTCAATGCATTGCATTATAGTATTGTAAACGTTCGGTTTCCCGGGTAAAATGGCAATCAAATAATTTCGGAATAATAATTTAAGACCTTTAGTCTTAATTATTCCAGCAATAGTTTTTGTTGTTCGGTCGTATTTCAATGTAAAAATTTCATGTACATTTTCAGGTGTGATTGGTTCGAGTCCCCACACGGCTGTAGGATCTCGATGCAAATAGAATGTCGGTCGTTCTTTGTAATCCAAATGAAACAAAGGTTTAGTTGATTTCTTTCGTAATTTAGTAGTTAGTCCAATATACTCAATAAAATATTGAGGCAAAAAGTAAAATGCATTTGAAGTACAAGCAAAAGCTGTACCATCTAAAAATTTTTTATCATCTGGTCGTAATGATGAATATCTTATTTCGGGCTCTTCGGGGGTTGCTTTCTCTTTCTTGCATTTCGCCACATCTCCATTAATTACATAATCTAAAGTAGGACCTTGTGCAATCAGTACCACTTTACTTTCATTTTGTAATTTTCGAAGTATCGGTGTTATGATAGACCTCGAATTCGGCAGTTTATGCAGAACTGCATCTCCGGATGTATTCCTCTCTGAAAAACTTTCTTTCAAGAACTGCTGCATTATCGTTGATATACTTTCTCTATTACCCTTTTGCAATTCGAGTAACAGACTCAAAACACTATTAGCAAACGCAGATTGTTGTGCTATAGTACATTTCTCGGCAATCATTCTCACAAACGTGTACACATCAACTCGTTCTCGTGTCGTCAAATTCTTATGTGAAAACTTGGGGCAGATTTCCAAGAGATCACAATCTAAATAAATAACACACTGTCTAACGGTCTCAGTTAGACACGCACCAATTTTCTTAATGATATCAATATCACTAAGGCAACAAACACTCTCACACAGACCAACACACTTCACTGTTCCTTTAGCTGTTAAACAAAGATCAGTAAGGCGGTCACCACAATCACAATCTTTCTGATATTTGAACAAATCTTGTTTTTGATAAAGATTATATCTAATATCAGACCATCTTCGTAGTAACATCTTAGGTCTGTTACATTTCTCAGCTTCCACTCGCGGTCTTTTAACTCCACAAGCAGAAAAACGAGGGGAAGGATACGACTGGGGATTGGACGGCTGCCCAGAAGGGAAAGTTGTGTTAAAGTCAAAAGGAGTTTGAGATGACCCTCCCGCGACTGTTACAAATTT